ACTTCCAGAACGGTCTGGGGCAGGCTTCATCCGACTGGACCAGCGTCGCCACCGAAGTTCCCTCGATGACGAAGGAGCAAAAATACGGCTGGCTCGGCAAACTGCCGAATGTGCGGGAATGGATCGGTCCGCGCGCAATCCAGAACCTCAGCCAGCACGATTATTCCATCTCGGAAAAGCCGTGGGAACTCACCATCGGGGTGGACCGCGACGATATCGAGACCGACAACCTCGGCATCTATGCGCCGCTGTTCAGCGAGATGGGCGCATCGACAGGGGCGAAAAAAGATCTGCTGGTCTTTGGCGACACCCTGCGAAAGGGTTTCGACCTCAACTGCTATGATGGGCAGCCGTTCTTCGACACCGACCACCCGGTTCTGGATGAAAGCGGCAACGAGGTCTCGGTCGCCAATACCGATGGCGGCGCAGGCGAGCCGTGGTTTCTGATCGATGACACCCGCGCGTTGAAGCCGATCATCCTGCAGCGCCGCAAGGATTTCGAGTTCGTGAACATGGACAACCTGACGGACACCAATGTGTTCATGAACAAGGAGTTCATCTACGGCGCGGACGCTCGGTTCAATACCGGCTTTGGCTTCTGGCAGATGGCATGGGGGTCTAAGCAACCGCTCAACGCCGCGAACTATCAAAAGGCGCGCGCGGCACTGGCTGGCATGAAAGGCGACCACGGTCGCCCGCTGGGCATCCGCCCGTCCCTGCTGATCGTTGGGCCGAGCAATGAGAGCGCCGCGCTCAAGCTGCTGAACAACGAGATGGGCGCAGGCGGCGAAACCAACGAGTGGAAGGGCACCGCCAAGCTGCTCGTCACTCCGTGGCTGGCATAAGGAGCTGACCGATGAGTGAACGTGATGATCTCAAGGCCCGCGCGCAGGAGTTGAACCTTGAGTTTGCGGCGAACCTCTCGACCCCCAAGCTAAAGGAGCTGATCGCAGAGGCCGAGGCGAAACCGGCCTCTGGCGGCGGTGATACTGGCGAAGACCAGGACAACGGTGGTGACACCAGCGCCCCCGGCTCTGGGGGCGAGGCTGACACCGTCACGCCACCAGCCGGTGACGGTGAGAAAAACCCCTTTGAGGGCGCTCTCATTCAGGCGGCCATGTCTGCAGGTGATGTGGCAATCACCGATGCAGGCGAGGCCACGGCAACCGCAGACGCAACACCGCCTGAGTTTCATGGCCGCAAGTTTCTGCGGGTTCTGGGACCGCAACAGGGGTTCCGCCGCGCAGGCCGCCGGTTTGGCCCCACGCCCGTCGATATCCCGCTCGATGAATTGAGCGAGGAAGAGCAACTGGCGCTCAAGGCTGAACCCCGCCTGATCACCACCTATCACGTCGAAGGCGTGGACGAATAAAGCGGCCAGCTCTGCCCCAAGAGCCGCTTTCGCTCCGGCAAACGGAGCCTTGGCCCGGCGGCGATCCTCGCGTCGCCGGGCCGTTTCACCCCCACCGGAGCGCTGGCAGATGACCTACACATCCCTTGACGAGTTGATCGATCGCTATGGCGAAAACATGTTGATCGCCCTGACAGATCGGGGCGACGCCGCCACCGGCTTGGTGGATCTGGACACGGTCAATCAAGCCATTGCCGAAGCCGACGCGGTGATCGATGGCTTTCTGAAGGGGCGCTATCAACTCCCGCTGTCTGAGGTGCCCGCGCAGGTTCCGCCCCTAAGCCGCGCAATCGCCATCTGGAAAATGCACCTCTACGAGGCCCCGAAGCAGATCGAGGCCGAATACCGCGAAGCCATGACCCAACTGCGCGACATCGCGAAGGGGGTCATCGTTCTGGACGTGGCCGGTGTCACGCCCAAGACGAACAGCAGTCAGGGCGTCATGACCACCGACCGCGAGCGCCCGCTGACGCAAGACAGCCTCAGGGGGTGGATCTGATGCTGGATGCTGTCAAAGAGCGCCTTGAAACCCGTGTGAGCGAATTTGCGGACCGGATCGAGACATCCGTGGACCTGACCAAGCTCCTGAAGGATCGCGGCATCCCGCAAAACTCCACCGCCTTTGTGGTGCCGATTGGCTTGCAGGGCCGCCGCGCCCCCGACGCCACCGGCATCTTTATGCAGGATTATGTCGAGACCATCGGCGTGTTGCTGGTGGCCCGGTCCTACGACCAGACCGGCTCGCAAGCCCTCGAAAAGCTGCGCCCTTCAATCCAGCAGGTGATGGAGGCCTTGGCCGGTTGGTCGCCCGGATCGGCGTTTGGCGTCTTTGAGCTGCGCCAAGGCAATGTCGCCGGGATCAGCGGCGGCGCGCTTTTCTACATGATTGAATTTTCCATCAACGACCAACTGAGGATCACGGTGCAATGACCAAGCCCAAAAAGCCCAAGCTCCCGACGTCCGGTGGCAGCTATGTCGTCCAGACCAGCGGCAATCTGAAGCAAACCGAGGCCACCAAGCCAAAGCCCCCGCGCAGCGCTGCAGCGCCCACGGAAAAGAAGGAAGCCTAAATGTCCCTGAACTGGAAGCAAAAGGTTCTCTTGGTCAAAACCGAGGCGACCTATGGCACCGACGCCGCCCCCAGCGGCGCTGCAAACGCCATTCTTGCGCAGGATGTGCAACTCAAGCCCATGGAGGGCACGGACGTCTCGCGGGATCTGGAACGGCCCTATTTTGGTGCGGACGCGACGATCCCCACCGAGCTGATGAGCGAAATCACGTTTGATGTGGAACTTGCCCCATCCGGCGTGGCAGGCACGCCCCCCGCATGGGGATCGCTGCTGCGCGCCTGCGGTTTGGCCGAAACCATCAACGCGGGCACGTCCGTGATCTATAACCCGATCACGCAAGCGCCGGAGAGCGCGACGGTTCATTTGCATATCGACGCCACCCGCTACGTGATCCTCGGCGCGCGGGGCAATGTGCGCTTGGACCTGCAGGCGCAGGCTGTTCCGAAACTGCGGTTCACCTTCAAAGGCCTCTTTGTGAAGCCGACAGATGCGGCCTACCCCACCGCCGATCTGACCCCGTGGACCGTGCCGCAGGTGGTCACCATGGGCAATACGCCCGTGTTCCAGATCGACGGGGTGGATCTGGTGATGCGCTCGTTCCAGATGGATCTGGGCAACCAGATCGAGGGCCGGTTCTTGGTTGGTCGTGAAGAGGTCAAACTTGGCGACCGGCAAGAGAGCATCGAGACCACCGTCGAGGCGGTTCAGCTTGCGACCTTCGACCCGTTCCAGCGCGCGCTCGATCAAAGCGCCACCGCCCTGCAGCTCACGCATGGCACCGGCGCGGGCAAGATTGCCACGCTCGATGTGCCCGCCGCGCAGATGCAGCGCCCGCAGGGGCTTTCCACCGCCCAGAACGTCAAGGAATGGCCGCTGCGTCTGGTCCCACTGCCGCAGGCGGGCAACGACCAATTCACCCTGACACTCACCTGATCCAGAGGCTCAATCATGTTCAACGTAGAAGAAACCCCGAGTTTCACCCGCACTGTGAAGGTCAAGGTTCCCAAGGGCGAAGGCCATGAGGAACAGACCTTTAAAGCCGCGTTTAACGTGGTGGATGATGAGGTCATCGAGGGTGTGCCTCTGCAAAACGCCGCCGAGGTCAAAAAGGTGCTGCGCAAGATGCTCGCGGGCATGGAAGACCTCGCAAATACCGCAGGCGAGGCAATCCCCTACAGCGACGAGATCCGCGAAAAGATCCTCAAGCTGCCCTATGTGCGGATCGCTCTTATTGCGGCGTATTACGATGGCGTCACGGATCAGCGCTCGGGAAACTGAGGTGGGCCGGTCGCGCTTGGGCGACCGGCTCCCTCTTCCCTGCCAAGCGCAGTGAAGAGACCAAAGACGACGCGGCATTGTTCGGCCTCAGGCTCAACACCGCCGCGTCGGCCAAAGACCAAGACGAGGCCGCGATCTGGGGCTGCAACCGCCCGGCACTGCTCGCATTCCTTGCCATCCAGACACAGTGGCGCGTTCTGGCGCAGGCCGATGGCAGCCGTTTCTGGGTCGGCCTTGATTACGCCGCTGCAGAACCCGCGTTCAGGCTTGAGGGCCTGACCCTCACGCCCACCGATTGGGTGGGCCTTCGCATCATCGAGGACGCAGCGCGGACCGCGCTGAATGAGAGGTAATCATGACGTTTGTCGTGCAAGGCGAGATCTTGATGGATGGCTCCGACGCCAAGTCGGAACTCCAGCGCCTGCGCGCAGAGCAGGCCAAGGTGGTATCGTCGACCGATAAGGCCAATCAATCTTCCACCCGCTGGGGCCGTACCGTGTCCGGTGTGCGTACCCGTCTCGGCAACTTGCGCTCTAGCGCATCCAGTTGGGTGGCGGGGCTGCGCAACGTCGATGATACGCAAGAGCTTGCCGCCGGAAGTCTCGCCAATCTCACCGCACAGTTCAACGATGTTGCCGTGATGATGGCGGCGGGCCAAGACCCGCGACAACTCGCCATTCAGCAGGGCACCCAGATCGCGCAGGTGTTCGGCAACCGTGGTGCTGCGGCAGCGCTGGCTGCAACCCGGCAAGCGGCGATCAATATGATCTCACCGCTAAACCTCATCACCATGGGCTCGATTGCTGCAAGCGCTGCAGCGGTTCAATGGCTCACCAGCGCCAGCAAAGAAGCTGAAACCTTTGAAGACCGCCTGCAGGCGATGAGCGATGCCGTCGAGGTCTTTGGCAAACGTCAAGAAGAGGCCTTTCAAAGCACCGCTGACATGATCAAGGGGTTTGGGTCTGCCTCGCCTGAGTTGCGCGCTGTGCTTCAGGACCTAGCCGCAATGGCGAGGCTGGATGCACAGGAAGAGATCGACGGGATTTCAGAGAGCATCAGGGGGCTGGTCATCGCTGGCAATTCCGCAACCGAAATGTCGCGGATGTTCGATGCTGGCGATTTTCTTGGCTTTGGTTCCGCCAATCGGGCGGGCCGTGCTGTGAGCGCACAATTTGCCAGAAACTTGGACATTCTCCGTGACACGGTCGAGCCTGCCGAGAGATTGAAAGCAGCGCTGAACCTGAAGGAAACCCTGCTCGAAACAGCAGGTGGTCTGGAAGCTGTGCGCAACAATGCTGATCAGCGCGAATTTTATGAGGGCTTGGCTCGTCTCATCAAAGATCTGGACGTCTTCGCGGCAAAATCTCGCAAACCATGGGAAGATCTAAAACAGGCCAGTGTAGATCTGTGGGACGGGCTGCTTAGGAACACGCCCAAAGTGCGCGCCGAGCTAGCAGAATTCGAAGCAACCGCACGGTCCACCATTCGACAGCTTCAGCTTGAAGCTGAAATAAACGAGGCCATCCGCTCAGGCGGGGAAGACAGCATAAGAGTCGCGCAACTTAGGCTTCAAGCAGAACGCGAAGTATTCCGCGAACGTGTCGCTGAACTAAAAATCACCGAACAGTTGAAGCAGGAGATGTTGCAGGCGTGGGAAGCCGCAAACCGCATTTCCGGTGAAGACCTCGAAGGCACCATCCTAGCAGGCGCAAACGCGGCCTCAATACTGGCTGCAAACCTCAAAGCATCGCGTGTCGCACTCAAGGAATTGAGCGCAGAGAGCGTCACATCCTCTGAGACACGGGCAGCGGTCGCGCGTATCCGCCTCGACACTGTTGGCAATCCTGTCCAACGAGCAGGCGATCTAGCCGTTCAGGAATTTCGTTCTCAACTGCCGCAGGGCGGTTACGGATTGGTGACTAGTGGCGATAGTGACGGCTTGGCTGCTGCCGAAGCTCAAGTTCGCCAAGCTGCAGAGGCGGCAGCCGAATTGGAGCAAAAGGCAAATCAAGCCGACAGAGCTTGGAGCAAGCTGAATACGACCAAAGCGCGCGGCGGACAGGCAACCAATCGCGAACGCGAGGCCATTGAGCGCTTGATGCAACGCGAGCGCGAACGGCTGGAGATCCTGCGCGAGACTGATCCGGTTCAGCAGGAAATGATCCGTTTCCGCGAGACCATGAAATCCGCAACCGATGCCGAACGCGAGGCGCTGGAAAAGATCATCAGCAAGCGGCTGGAAGAGCAAAAGGCGATTGAACAGACCCGCGAGCTGGGCAGCTACTTGGGCGAGACCATGCAGGACGTGAGCGCGGCTCTGGTTTCCAGCGGCGATGCTGCCGCCGACGCATGGGACCGGGTCAAGGCGTCCATCCTCTCCGCGATCCTGCAGGCCAGCCTGCTGGGCGAAGGCCCGCTGGCCGGGGCTTTTGGCACGGATGAGACCGGCGGTTTTATCGGGGGCCTTTTGAAGCGCGCGGATGGCGGCATCATCACAGGCCGGGGCGGTGACCGCAGCGATCAGGAGCTGGTCCTAGCCAGCCCCGGCGAGTTCTTCGTGAATGCCAAAGCCACCCGCAAGCACCGCCACCTTCTAGAAGCGATCAACGCCGGGTCGCTCTTGCCCGCAGCATTGCCCGCCTTTGCAAATGGCGGGGCCTTCGCCGCGCCGCCGGTGTTGCCCGCCGCGAGTGCCGGGGGATCGTCGCAAGCGCCGGGCATGTCACGCGTCCGCATTGAACCCAGCCCGCTGTTCCGGGTCGTGGTTGAGGAGCAATCCCGCCAGACCGCAGTTGAAGTGAACCAGAATTACGACCGCGAGCATTCCGGCGAGGCCTTTAATCGCAACTTAAACGACCCGTGGAGTGTAGGCTGATGGCGCTTTCTTGGCCGCTTCCCTTGGAGAGCTTTTTCGAAGGGCTTCCGATTCAGAAAATCAGTTGCCGCCTCGGTCGGGCTGAGACCAGCTCCGAGACCGGCGGCGGTGAGGTGATCTCGCACGGCATGGGCACGCGGCTGTGGCGCGGGCGCATTGTTCTGGACAAAGAGATCCACACCTATTGGGCCGCCATTGAGGCCAAGCTCGCCCTACTGGAGCAACCCGGCGCGAGCCTGTTGCTGCGCGATACCCGCGTCAATGGAACCCGCTTTGACCCGCAGCTCGCAATCCTCGGCACCTCTAACCCGCAGATTGCCAGCCTTGCCGCCAATAACCGCGAGCTGGACCTCTCGGGCCTGCCTGCGAACTACAAGATTGCCGCCGGTGATCTGCTCGGCTTCACCTATGGCGCCAACCCCACCCGCTATGCCTACCACCGCGTTGTGGTCGGCGCTGAGGCCGGTGTTACCGGCATTGCCAGCGACATTGAGGTTATTCCCTTCATCCGCCCCGGCGCGCAGGTGGGCCGCCCTGTCACGCTTGGCGTGCCGGTTCTGAAGGCCCGCATTGCCAACGCTGAATATGGGCAGAGCCGCGCGCGGTTGAGTGAGGGTGGCTCCTTCGAGTGGACCCAGACGCTGAGGTAAACATGCAGTACGACGCAGTCACACAGGGCCAACTGGAAGAGCGGCGCGGCACCGACGCGCGCGTCCTTTTGTGGATTGAAGCCAAGAACCGCGAGACCGGCCTGCCCGAGGTGATCGGCTTCTGGTCTGGCGATGACCACCAGGACTTTCTGATCGATGGCGAGATCCGCACCTATTTCGGCGCGGGTCAGGTGATCGATGTGCCGCCGATCATCGTGGAGCCGGGGTTTCAGGTGCGCAACTACCGCGTGAAGCTGCCGCCCTTCACCGAAGAGGTGAAAACCCTGATGCAGACCTATGAGCCACGCTTGGCGCGGGTGGAGATCCATTCCTGCCCGCTGGACATCGACAGCGGCGCACCGCTTGGCACCCCCGTGCGGTGCTTCAAAGGGTTCCTCAATCAGGCCCCCGAAGAGCGCAAACAAGGCGACGCCAGCTATACCGAATTGGTGATGGTCACCAATGCCCGCATGCTGACCTTCGGGCTGCCGCTGAAGCGCTCGAGCGCCGAACTCAAACGCCGCAACCCGGATGATCGGGGCCGCGAATACATCGACATCACCGGCCAATGGACCGTGCCATGGGGGATGTGATGCATGACAGATCCGAGATGCTGCTGCACTACCTGCGCGGTGTGCGCCTGCGCTGGAGCGGGTTTCGCCCCGGTCGGGTGGATTGCGCCAACTATGCCCACGGCTGGTACAAGCTGGTGACCGGAACCGACATCCGCGCCCGGCTCGGCATTGAGTACACCACGCTGCAGGAAGGCAAAGAGGCCCTGCGCGCCAAAGGTTACCGCGACCTTGCCGCGCTTGCTGCCAGCTACATGCCGGAGGTGGACACCGCCGACGCAGCGCTTGGCGATATTGCCGCCCTCAGCGATGGGTCTGAGGTCATCCTCGGCATCATTGGCGGGCCGCAGGTTCATGTCCTCACGCTGGCCGGGCCGAGCGTTCTGAGCCGGTGCAAAGCCGAGCGGGTATTCCGCCCATGAAGCGCCTATATCTCGTCCTCTTTCTGGTGCTTTTGGCCTCCCCTGCGGCAGCCGATCCCATCAGCGCAATCGTCGCGGCCGTCAGCTCGTTCTTTGCGGGTGGGTCGGTCTTGGCAACGCTGGCCTCGGCCCTGTTGCGCTCGCTGGTCAAAGCCGGGATTTCCCTGCTGGTGGCCAAGCTGCGCAAGCGCAAGCAAAAGACCCCCGGCATTCAGTCCACCCACACGACCAGCGGCGGGACCGAGCCGCAGGCCACGGTCTTGGGCCGTTTCGCGACACGCGGGCATCTGGTCTATCAATGCAGCTATGACGAAAACAACAAGTGGCTCGCGCATGTTGTCGAACTGGGCGACCTGCCCGGCGCAACCCTGCGCAATCTTATCCTCGACGGGGTTTATGCCGACCTCGGCCCGGTCGATAGCCTTGGTTTGCGCCCGATCCTGTCAAAGACAGAAGAGGGCATTCCTTACGGCTACATCGCCTTTTTTGACGGCACGCAAGCCACCGCGCACAGTCATCTGGTGAACTGGCGCGGCGGTGCAGCCGACCGGCCATGGACCCCCGACCACATCCTGACCGGCACCTGTTATGCGGTGCTTTACTTCTATCGGCGCGATCATCTTTATCCCAGCGGCGTGCCCAGATACGCCTTTGAGCTGGATGGCCCGCCGCTCTATGACATTCGCAAAGACAGCACCGTGGGCGGCAACGGCTCGCACCGTTTCAATGATCCGGCAAGCTGGGATCAAACCGCCAATCCCCTGGTCATTGCCTATAACGTCCTGCGCGGAATTGCCCTGCCGAGTGGCGATATCTGGGGCGGTGGGTTTCCGGCTGAAGACCTGCCCTATACCGAGTGGGCCGAGGCCATGGACGCCTGCGATATTGGCATTGAAGGGGTTGGCCGCGCGCAGTTTGAAGCCGGGTTTGAAGTCAAGTTTGAAGAGGCCCCCGCCGACTTTCTGGAAGAGTTGTTCTCCGCCGCGAATGCCCAGATCGTCGAGACCGGCGGCTATTGGTACCCGATTGTCGGCAGCGCCACCGCCGCCTCGGCCACGATTTCAGATGATGACGTTCTGATCTCGCAGGCGTGGCAGCACGACCCTTTTCCCGGCCTTGAAAACACCTTTAACGCGGTCACCACGACCTACACCAGCCCGGCCTCTTTGTGGGAAGCCTCCACGCTGGAAACCATCGTCAAAGACGAGTGGGTCGCAGAGGATGGCCGCCAGAAGCTCTTCGAGCTGAACCTGCCGATGGTCTACAGCGCCGAACAAGCGCGCCAGCTCACCGATGCGCTCTTGCGGGAAAACCGCCGGTTCCGAACCCACCGCCTGCCCCTGCCCGGTGAATACGCCCGCCTGCGTCCGCTGCAGAATGTGCATTTGAGCCTTCAGGACTACGGCTATGACGCCAAGACCTTCCGCATCACCGAGGCGGCCTATGACCTGCAGACGCTGAACGTCTCCCTCTCGCTGCGCGAAACCGACCCGACAGACTTTGACCCGGATCCGGCGCTAGAGCTGCCGGAGACACCGCACCCGACCGGCCCGATCCCGGTGACCGACGCGGGCGTGGTCGGCTTGGCCGTTGCCGGTGAGACCATCACGGCAGCGGATGGCAAGGCCCATGCGCCCGCAATCCGCATTGTCTGGGACGGTCGGCTGTCTGACACCTGCACCGGCCTGACCTTCCAGATCCGCGTGCAGGGGCGGCCTGAAGCCGAGGCCGACACCGTCAGCACCACCAATGTCGCGGGGGGCAACTACCGCCACCACCCGGTGCAGCCGAATGCTGACTATGAGGTGCGCGGCAAAGCCATTGCGCCCACGCGGTTGACGGAGTGGTCGGCGTGGCTGCCAGTTACAACGCCTGACGTGCGGATCACTCCGGGCGCGCTGGACGATGACGTCTGGGACGCGATTGCTGAGGATGCGACCGCTGCCGCATCCGCTCTGGATGAGGTGCTCATATCTGATGTGATCCAGCCGCTACGGCGCGATCTGGATCTGCGCACGGTCGAACAGCGCAGCGTGTCCGAGGCGGTCGCCATGATTGGCGATCAGGTGCTGTGGGTGACGACACAACTGTCTGAGGTGGACGGTAAGTTCGCAGACGCCGGGATCGTGACAGATCCAGAGACCGGCAAGGTGCGGATTTATGCACTTGAGCAAGAGGCAGAGCGCATCAGCGAGGCTGAAATCCGCCTGAGCGCCGCTGAAGCCAGTATCGCCCTCTCTGCCAGCGAAGCATGGGTGCGCGGGGAGATCACAAAGGCCCTGACGGACCCGACCCAACTCCCGCTGGTCGAGGATCTGCAATTGCAGGTCAACGAGGTGGAGGTGGAACTGGACGCGATCAATGCGGATCTCGCGTTGAGCGCCTCGCAAATCGAGGTCGACGGGATCGGGGCGCGGCTCTCGACCGCCGAGGCCGATCTTGATGCGGCACAGACCGCCATCAATCTCAAGGCCGAACAGACGCAGCTAGATATCTTGCAGGGCCGTGTTCAGACCGCCGAGGTGGCGATTAGCGCCTTTGATGGGCCTCAGCTTACCCAGACCGTCGCAGACACGCGCTACCTTCTGGCCGCTGATGAGGAAGCCGCAGAGCAGACGCTGGCAAGTCTCTTGCAGGCCCACGCCGATGGCGAACGCATCCGCCAAGACATCGCCTATGCGACGCAGGACTTGCGGGCAAAAGTGACTGAGGACCGTGAGGCCGTTGCCAGCCTTGCGGTGCAAATTGGTGTCTCCATCGACGGTGCCATGGCGCTGATTGAAGCGGAGAGCAGCACACGCGCCTCAAAGGACGAGGCAATTGCAGAGGATCTGCTGACGCTAAATACACGGCTGGAAGATGCCGAGGGAGAAATCACCGCACAAGCCGATGCGCAGACCCAGCTCACAACTCGCGTGAGCGATGCCGAGGGGCAGATATCCGCGCAGGCTGCGGCTGTCACATCGCTCACCACAACGGTCGATGAAAACACCGCAACCGTGCAAACCCTCTCGGAAAGTGTCGACGGTATCTCAGGGCGGCACATGCTGCGCGTGAACGTGAACGATGTGGTTACTGGCATGGTGATCGCAGCGGAGGCGGGCGACGATGGCGCGGTCAGCAGCTCCGTTGCCTTTGCCGCTGATAGCTTCACGATTTCCGCGCCAACCGGGGCCGGTGCGGTTTCGCCATTTGCATTCTACGCCACGCCGCGCGTTATCAATGGGATCTTGTTTCCGTCAGGCCTCTACATTGAGAACGCCTTTATTGGTCACGCCGCAATCGGTCGCGGACAAATCACCGACACACTGCAAAGTGATAACTATGCGGAATCCAATGGTCGCCCGACAGCGGGTCTGAAGCTCGACTTCGCAAATGGCCAAGTGTTGGCGGCAGACGTTGTTTTGTCTCGCGACCAAGTGCTGGCCAGCGGCTCATTCGGCGTCTCAGGCCGTGTTTATAACGGACAGATCTATCGTTTCGTGAATACTGGCATTCGCGTGTCGTCGGGGGATGTGCGCTCCGTCACTGAGGCGTCCTTAGTGGTGGAAGCGGGCATTCGCAGCTTCTCTCAGGCGGGTGCTGGATTTGACGGCAACAATGCGTGGTGGTGCGCCAAATGCGAAATCCTCAATGGCCCGCGCTGGTTTGGTTTTAACGCCTCTCGCCCGCAGCCCACAGTCAGTTACCGGCAAGACCCACCAACCCTAACCACACCCTATTGGTCCACCGGCATTGACCAGCGCGTTTGGCTGGAAATTGAGGTGGTGCTTGAGGGCATTCCATGGATCGACAACCCCACCTTTGAGTGGATCGTCAAGCAAGTCACATAAGGAGAAATCAATGGCTTGGGTATCATCAGGCACAGTCACTGTGACCAATGGCAACGTCAACGTCACCGGCGCGGGCACCGATTGGTTTGGCGCGATGCAAAACGGCTGGGGCTTTGTCGGCCCGGACGGGCGGGTCTATGAGATCCTGACGGTCGATAGCGCCGACACCATCACGCTCAAGACGCCGTATCAGGGGTCAACAGCGGCGGGACAGGCTTATGCGGTCTTCCCCACAGGGTCGCATAACCTCGACCTTGTAGCGGCGCTGCAGCAGCTTCTGAGCAACTATCAGGGCGTATATGACACCGTGGGTCAGGGGCGGTTTACAGGCGACATTGTGTTTGACGCAGACCGCGACACTGGCATGGGCAATCCATCCTCAAATGAGGTGGGGCTGAAGGCAGGCGGTGACTGGCAATTGCGCCTGAAGGCCGGAGAAGCCTCCGGCGCGGCGGTGCAGGCCAGTGACGACGACGTCGCAGGGAATGCCAAGCTGGTGCGAATGGATGGCGCTCTTGCCGCTGCGCTCAGCCGGGGCGGCCAGTACCAAGGCGCAAGCGCCGGATACGATATCGACGATGCCGCACCGGGGGATGCCGGGCTTGTCTCCATATCCAACCCCGGCACCTGGCCGCCTGGAAACAACGGCACATTCGCGTGGCTGACCACTCAGCGTATCTACTCGGGGCAGACGGTGTTGCAGAGGGCAACCTTTGGCTACCAATCGACAGGGACCCCGGCCACGCCCGTGACCTTCGAGCGGATCCGGTCATGGGATGGCTCTGCCTGGTCGTCCTGGTCCAAAGTCTACTCGCAGGCCAGCGTTCTCGGCACGGTCTCGCAATCGGGCGGCACCCCGACCGGGGAGCTGATCGAACGCGGCAGCAACGCCAATGGCGAGTATGTCCGCTTTGCCGATGGCACCCAGATCTGTTGTTCGGGAGACTGGTCGCAAGATGTGATGACCGCAGCGGGCGCGCTTTATCGCAGCGCGACACCGACGATCTGGACATTCCCGGCCTCGTTCTACTCGGCAAACGGTTTGATCGGCCATGTTGGCGTCACTGGAAACTCCGAAACTCATTGGGGCGTGATGCGCACGCTTTCAGGCGGCACAGAGGCGCACATCACAATTTTTGGCCATTCACAGTTCACAAATCGCACGGTCCGCGCCATGGCCATTGGCCGCTGGTTCTAAGGAGAAATCAATGAAAATCACCTGCATTCCTGTCGCAGGCCTTCCCGGCCAGTCTGACACATCAGCAAGCGTCAATGGCGACGTGATCACCGTCAACGGCACCGCCTACGATCTGAGCGCCATTCCAGAAGGCGGTTTTGCAGATCCGGTTGGCTCTTCCCACCCGTTTGTTGGCCGGATCAAGCGAACAAATGGCGAGATCCACCTGCAAATGAAGTGGCGCTACTCGACAGAAACCGCCCAACCAGACCAGCCACGCGCCCTAGCTGAACTGGTGGTCAATAACGGCGCATTGCCCGACCCAATTATGCGCAAACCGGCAGAACCAGAAGAGGAAGCGGAGGCACAAGAATGAGCTTTTCTTTGAACGTCACCACCAGCGAGCAAATCAAAGAAGCGGCCCGTGCGAAGGCTTTGGAGGATCTCGCGGCAATCCGCCGGGATTGCGTTAAAACCGGTGTGACCCTGCCCACTGGCGTGCAGTTTCGCGGGGATGAAGCTACTCGGTTGGCCCTTTCCGGCGCGGTGAGCGCGCTTCAACAACAGATGATCACAGAGCCGCTAGCGTGGAAGACGCCGACCGGCTTTGTAGAGCTGACGCAGTCCGAGTTGGAGGCCGCGGCGCAAGCGGTCGTCCAGCACGTCCAGTTCTGCTTCATGGCCGAAGCCACAGTATCGGCTGACATCCAGAGTTCAGAGGAACCGGCCACCTTTGATCTGCAGGCCGCGTTTGATGCCGCAATGGCGATTTAAGGGCCTTTGAGGGGGCTTAAATGCCCCTTCAAAGGCTTCACAGTAGCGGAGGGCAGACGGGCGCAAGCGCCAATCTGCACGGGGCCAACATTCCTACACGTAACCCCGCCGACCAGCCTTAGCTTCATGGCCGCCTCCTGTCCTCGAGGACGGCGCTTTCATGGAGTGATTCCAGTTGCAACTACAAGAGCAACGTTGTGGTGCATGCCGCAAACTGCTATTCAAATTCGAACCCGGCGCATTATCTGGGGTGCTATCGATCAAGTGCCCCCGGTGCCGGTCTCACCTAGAATTGAGGCCCTTGAGCCCTTCACCAGAACGCCCGGAGCGTGATGGAAAGGACGGGCAAAGTGCCCAAATCCAAAGACATT